CATGTCATCCGAAGGTGGACAAGAAGCCAAAGCCCGATTATCAGACTTACTATCTCTATAATTGCGATCTGCAATTGCACCGCTGGATCTTGGATCCGGAAGCATCCGCCATCAATTCGATGGAAGAAATGCTCGCGGATCTGGCGATATTGAGTGAGGCCACGTACAAGCACGAATTAGCCCGCAGCCTTACCACGCGCGTGCTCACCAAGGTGGAATACGGCGATGTGCTCAAGTATGGGCCTGACATTTACTCTGGCGAGAATTTATTGAATGGTAGTCAGTGCCAGGGCCTTTGCGGTAATGACGATCCGCGCCTTGAGAATATGCAGCGGGAATTCTTGCTGCGGAAGCGCTTCGACGATGAACTGCTGATCCAGTTCAAGCTGCGCGCGATCGCGGCGGAGCACGCGAAGCCGGACCACAATTGTTTCGCGAGCAACTCTCCGGAAGACAGAGCGTGCCAAGGCGTGCCGAGCACCGGCGATACGAAGGCGCTCCCGTCGGAGGACCGCATGCGGCTGGTGTGTGGCAATGGCAGTCTGACTTGCCTCAGTTCTCCATCCAGCCGCGGACCGGCCATCACCTCACTTGGCCCGGCGCTCAAGCATGGCCCGTGGAAATGTTCTCTCGGTGCTATTGATGGGAAGCGCCATTGCGCGCGATGGGCGGATGCTGGCGATGGCTGCAATACGTGTACGGAGGATGATAGAGGACTCGTCGGCGCATGCACTGCGTTGGCATGTGCAACACTGACTCCTGGTGCGGGTATCGATCCGGAATGCCAACCCAAGGCCGGCGAAACTATTGAATGTCGCGAGGTGCCATGAGTGCGCTTTCTAATTATCTGGCGACGTTGGCGGCCACGGTCTTGATTACCACCACAGCACATGCCAAAAATCCGCTGGCGCCCCCGGCCGTGGCTCCTGACACTGCGACTTTCGTCCCGATTGTTCCGCCCCCACCTTCGTTGGTGGCCTTCCATATCGAAGTTGAAGGGATCGGTGTGCTGAATCCGAAGCCTGACATTACCCCTGAAGAGTCAGCGTGGTTATCTATTTTCCTGAGCATTGGGGTCGTGAGTCAGCTGGGCTACACAGCCAATCCAGATTTTGCCGGATTCATCAAACTACACCACCTGGAGCGCCATTTCGACAAGGTCAAGCCATGAAGGTCCGCTTCTATTGCAACGTTCCGGAATACAGCTACAGCGGGATGTCGCTCTATGCCTACATGGAGCCGTCCGGTGTGGTGCCGAGTCCAGGATATAGGCGCGTGGCGTTTGACGTGGAACTGCCAATCAAAGAGGCGGACATAGTGGTAGACGGAGTGTCGATTGCGGAACCGCATGGGCGCTCAGAATGAGCGGCCCGCTGCGCCACAACCGCAACACGCGCGACGCCAACGAGCGCGAGTTGGTGCAGACGGCGGAAAGATTGGGTGCATGCTGGCGTGAGGCGCCGCCCTTGGATGGTCTGTGCTGGGTCCCGCGTCTCGGCAAGTGGATGCCGGTGGAAATCAAGCTGCCGGAGAGGGAGGGATTGTCCGGAGAATACACGCCGGCGCAACGGCAATTTCTAGCCTGGTGCGAACGCAACCATGCGCCGCATTGGGTCTGGCGGACGATTCAAGACGTGATGCGCGACCTGGGCGTCGCCAATATATGAGGACAAAAACGAAGTGAGTGAGCCATCGCACGTTGTAACTATCGGGGGACATTGATGGCCGGTCATCGATTCGAGATGTTGTTCGCGCGCGCGAGTGCGCGCAGTTTGGATCTGAAGCAATTGGCAGGGGAGGCGAGCAAGGAGATCCCGCTCTCGAGCTGGCGACGCAAGCAATTCATGGAAGAGTTGTATGGGGCGCCAATGCAGGACACCGTCAAAGGCAAGCAGAGCCGAGTGACGCGTCGGGTAGAGTACAGCCACGCGGAACTCGGCGGCACGCTGGCCTACGCTGGCGTGCAAGGCGCAGCGTACCTTGCGGCGATGTACTCATTCGGCCTGGACGGAACGGTGCGCGGGATGCTCTATCGATGCCTACGCGAGCAGGCGGCCGAGATTGCGCGCGAGGAGCACTGGCCGGAGCGCATTCCAGGCACCAACGGCTCCCTGCACCACTACGAAGACGAACTGACTGCCCTGGTGCTGGACGTGGACTGGGCGAAGGCCTTGTTTCATCTGGCACAGACACGGCACAACGTCAATCTCTACGCGCTGATGCTCGATATCAGCGACGAGGTATGGCAAGGGAAGGTCATGCCGAAATACGTGCGGATCCTTCGTCCTTTTGAGATCTGGAAGGCGCAGGCCTCCGGACGCGTCGATCGAAAGCTCGCCGAGGAATTCGAGCGCCAAGTGCCTGAAGAGGAGCGGGAAATCGCATGATCCTGTGCTCCGTGGCGGACTGCGGCGGCGCCGTGCACTGCCGAGGCTGGTGCGAAATGCACTACCACCGCTGGCGCCGCCATGGGGATCCGATGGTGTGCAAGGGGCGCGGGCCCGACAAGGAACCCAGGGCCCGGAGCGTGAAAGTTGACACGCGTGCTGCATTGCGCATACATTCCGCGCTGTCCCGAAACTGCAACCACAGCTTCGGGGTCGAGCGACAATCTGAATTCCTGGGCGTGATGCCTAAGTGAACCTCAAGCGCCCAAGTCGCGTCTTGAGGCAACCTCCTAACTCTTTGAAAATGTTGCGTATGGCAAATCCATGCAATGCGACGAAGCTCGGCTGTTGTCCGGAGCTTTATGCTCGATTGAGAGCGTTTCACAAGGACTTCTACCGCACGCCACTGGGCAGATATCTTCAGCACAAGGCTGGGGCGCAGAAGCGCCGAATCGAATTCCGTCTCACCATTGCGGAATGGTGGGCAATCTGGGAAGCGTCGGGGCGCTGGGAACAGCGCGGAAATCAGCGCGGCCAATATCAGATGGCCAGGAATCTCGATAGGGGCGCGTATGCGGATGGGAATGTCGAGATTCAGACCGTTGAAGAGAATCGCGCGACGCAAGTGCGGATGCGACAGATTCGACGCGTTCGGACGCCGCAGCGTCATGGAAGCCGAGTGGAGCGCGATTCGATGCTATCGACGGTATCAAGCGGCGCTGAGTTTGGCGGCGAGCGAGGCCTCCGGGGATTGATGTACCGCTCAAGATCCTGCCGATAGGGTATTAAGCCGCCAACCCATTGTTTTTAGTCCATTGCCGCCCCTCCCTGCGGCAATTCTCCGGCATTTCATTCATGTGCCGGACCTGTGCCGCGGGCGAATACCCCGCGGCATGTTTTCCTCCACCATCCAGCTGCGCCAATTGGCGCACCTTGATCGAAAACCCCTATAAAACAAGCTCCGGAAGGAAGCCGATATTTTGGACGGCGACTTTTACACGTGCCCGTGTGGAGGGTGCATTGCGGGGCTCAAGCGCCAGCTTCATAGGCTGGAGGAAGGACAGGACGATCCGTGGTTGCGGGAGAGCCTGAGGCTATCGCGCCAGGCCCGGCGCAAGGATCCGCGGTTCAAGGGCAAAGACGAAAAAGGCCGACTGATCAAGAAAATGGAGAAGCACAGTGCCTCCGAGCCACCCGATGTTTGAAAGCGCAGAGCAGCGCGAGATGGTCCGCATCGCCGCGGCCGGAGTCGCACTGCATGGGCTGATTTGTTCAGGTGTGCACATGGGGCACCAGGACGAACAGACCGTCGCGCAGGCCTTCCGCCTCGGCGATTTGTTCATCGCGGAAGCCGAGCGCCGGCTCCAGGGCCCGTAAGTGCAGCAGTTCGGCTATGCAACGGTTCTGGCACAGAGCCAGACGCCCGAAGGGCAGATCGAGGCCAATCCTGCTCAGCCGTCATTCGCCGCAGGCTCGGCGTGCACGGTGCTGGCATCCTTCTTCGACAACACCGGCGCGGCCATGGTGCCCTCGGTGCTCGCGTACCAGATCATGGATGTGCTGACGGGGGAGATCATCCTCGAACAGACGACGATCGAAAACCCGCAATCCGTCCAGCAGATTCTGGTGACAGCCGAGCAGAACGAGATCATTTCCAACAGCAGCAACTCTGAAACCCACGAGCTGGTGCTGTTCATCACCGATCCGAGCAGCCGCGGACCCTTCGCGGCTTGGTGCCGCTTTGACCTGATGGCGCTGCCGGTGCCGTAAGCCTTTGTATTTATGGCTCGCCCAACCATCCAAACGCCAGAAATCATCGATCTGATCTGCAATCGGCTCTCTGAAGGCAAGCCGCTGGCGCAGATCTGCAGGTCCAAGGGCATGCCGGGCCTGCGCACGGTGTACGACTGGATGGAGGCGCAGCCGGACATTTCCGCATGCATCGCGCGCGCGAGGGATGTTGGCGAGGAGGTCATCAGCGCCGATTGCCTGCGCATTGCGGACAGACCGAAGAAGGGAGTGGAGACCGTCACCAAGAGCGACGGCTCATCCGAGACGCGCTGCGGCGACATGCTCGGCCATCGAAAGCTGCAGATCGACACGCGGCTGAAGCTTCTGGCGAAGTGGAACCCGAAGAAGTGGGGCGAGCGCATCACCCAGGAGCTGACGGGCAAAGACGGCGGCGCAATCCAATACGAAGACATCCGTGAGCGCAATCTCCAGACTATTGAACAGCTTTCCGCACGACTCTCCGGCCCAGCTGCTGGCGAGGCTGCCAGCCCAGCAGCGAGCGGAACTGATCCGGAGCCTGACCCCGGAACAAAGCCGTAATTTTCAGTGGGACTGGCGTGGCTGGTGGGCGCGGCCAGATCAGCTGCCGCCCAGTGGCAATTGGAACACATGGGTCATCCTGGCCGGCCGCGGCTATGGAAAGACCAGGGTCTTATCCGAGTGGGTCCGGGGACTGGCAGAGTCGGCCACGGCAGGACGTATCGCGCTGGTCGCCCCGACTGCGGGTGACGCGCGCGATGTGCTGGTAGAAGGGCAGTCCGGAATACTCGCCGTGTGCCCGGACTGGAACCGGCCAGTGTATGAGTCTAGCAAGCGCCGCATCACCTGGCCCAATGGGGCGATGGCGACCACCTACTCGGCCGATGAGCCGGAACGGTTGCGAGGCCCACAGCACGATGCTGCCGTGTGTGATGAACTGGCTGTGTGGCGGTACCCGGAAGCGTGGGACATGCTGCAGTTCGGGCTGCGCCTGGGAAACGATCCGCGCTGCGTAGTCGCCACGACTCCGAAGCCAGTCAAGCTGCTTCGAGAACTGCTGGCACGTGAAGGCAAGGATGTCGTTGTCACTCGTGGGAGCACCTACGAGAACAAGGCCAATCTCGCGCGCAAGTTCCTCGAAACCATCGTCACCAAGTACGAAGGTACGAGGCTTGGGCGCCAAGAGCTGCTGGCCGAACTGCTCACCGACGTGCCAAACGCGCTGTGGCAGCGCTCGAAAATAGACGAGCTGCGCGTCGCGACAGCCCCGGAACTCACGCGGATCGTGGTGGCCATTGATCCTGCGGCCAAGAGCGAAGAAGGCAGCGACGAGACAGGCATCATCGTCGCTGGCGTAGGACGTGATGGGCACGGCTACATCCTGGATGACCTATCCGGCCAATACCAGCCTCTGGTGTGGGCCCGTCGAGCAATCGGCGCCTACAGAGCTCACCGGGCCGACCGCATCATCGCCGAGATCAACAATGGCGGTGAGATGGTAGAGGCCACGCTGCGCACGGTCGATAAAACCGTTTCCTACCGTGCCGTACATGCGACACGCGGCAAGGTGATTCGCGCGGAGCCCATTGCCGCTTTGTATGAGCAGGGCAAAGTCCATCACGTTGGCAGTTTCGCCAAACTCGAGGATCAATTGTGCGAGATGACGTTGGACTTTGATCGCACGGCGGCAGGGTATTCGCCGGACCGCCTGGACGCTGCCGTGTGGGCGCTGACCGAACTGATGCCCGGCACCCGCAGCTTCTTCGGCTGATGTTCGACCGCATTCGCAAATGGTTCGGCCGCAAAGTGCCGACTCCATCTGCCACTGAGCCACAGACCCGCGCCAGCAAGTACGAGTCCAGCGCCATGCATGGACTGCTGCAGGCGCAGCGCGAGGCGGAACAGCGTCAGATGGAGGCCTTCACCACTTCGGTGAGGGATGCGTATGCCCGCATCCAGGTGTGGCGACCGAAGAGTCCTGGCGCCGCCATGGACGCAAAGGACGAGCTCATCTCGCTGCAGGCGGCGATGGACAATTCCGATACTGGCCTGCCGGCGTTCAAGCAGGTTGCAGTCGAGTTCGGTCATTCCCAACTGTCCCTGATGCCTTGGTACATGAAACAAGGTTTCATCGGGTATCAGAACGCCGCCTTCGTCGCCCAGCACTGGCTGATCTACAAGGCCTGCGCGACTCCGGTGGATGATGCAATCCGCAACGGCTATGAGATCACGACTGCTGACGGGGAGGATCTGGACGAGGATGTGCTGGCGGTTCTAAAGAAGGCCGACCGCAAGGCCGGCATCATGGGAGAACTGCGCAACTTCGGCACCAAGGGCCGCATCTTCGGTGTCCGAATCGCCATGTTCCTGGTGGAGAGCGAGGACCCCCAGTACTACGAGAAGCCATTCAATCCGGACGGAGTGAAACCCGGCACGTACAAGGGCATCAGCCAGGTCGATCCGTACTGGTGCGCACCGATTCTGGATCTGGGCGGAGCCGGGGTTCCGTCATCAAAGCATTTTTACGAGCCAGCGTGGTGGCTGATCGGCTCTCGACGGGTGCATCGAAGCCACCTGGTGATCTTCCGATACGCCGATCCGCCGGATGTGCTGAAGCCGCTGTATCTCTTCGGCGGAATACCGCTTCCGCAGATGATCATGGAGCGCGTGTTCTGCGCCGAGCGTACCGCGAACGAGGCGCCAGCTTTGGCTTTGTCGAAGCGTACCACCGTGTGGCTGACCAACATGGCGGCGGTGATGGCAGACAGTCAGGCCGCGCAAGAGAAGATCCAAACCTGGATCGCCTTTCGCGACAATTTCGGCGTCAAGCTAGGCGATAAAGACGGCGACCAGATGGAGCAGTTTGATACGCCGCTGGCGGACTTCGATCAGCTCATCATGACGCAGTACGGATTGGTCGCAGCGACCGCCGGTACGCCGATCTGCAAGATGCTCGGCACCACCCCTGGTGGCTTCGCGGCAACTGGAGATTACGAGGAGGCCAGTTACCACGAGCTCCTCGAATCCATGGAGGAGCGGGACTTCACGCCGTTCCTCGTGCGGCATCACGAATTGGTCATGCTCTCTGAAGTCATCCCGAAGTTTCCGGACATGAAGGATACGGAGATCATTGTCAAGTGGCACGAACTGGATGCCTTGACGCACGTTGAGCAGTCCACCGTGAACCTAAACAAGGCGCAAACCGACACGACGCTGATTGCTGGTGGGGGGCTTCTGCCTCAGGACAGCCGCAGGCGTGTCGCGGCGGACAAAGACTCTGGTTATCACGGCATCGGAATTGATCTGGACGCGGAAATCATTCCTCCGGATGAGGATGACCCGGAGGCGGCGGCCGAGGCGTCTGGCCGCGCCAAGAGCGCCGCGAAAGCCGATGTGAAGGCCCGCAAACCAAAGACCGGGAGGAAGAATGTCTGAGCGCGTCACTGTCACCGGATCCTCCTGGGCTCAAATCGGGACTGGTCCCGCTACTGTGCAACTCATCAGCACCGGCATTTCGGTCATGCTGGTATGCGCGACTTCCGCGCCCACCGGCAACGACGGAATCATCTTGGTGAACCAGGAAGACAGTCACACCTTCCAGCTCTCGGATGCCATTTGGGCACTTGTTGTGAACCCTGGGTCTTCAGCCGTGGTCGCAGTTCAGCCGGAGTGATTCGTGTCTCGCCGTCGCTTTTATGAAGTCGTCTCGGAGGCGGTATCCGACTTCATAGAGCACGGCTTCGATAGTCAGGAGCGATTGCACAAGTGGCTTGTCGCAATCCGGCGAGCGGCAGGCCAGGCGCTGATTCCGGAGGACGAACTGGAGGGGATTTTGCGCAAGTCCCTCAGTCGCGTCTTTCGCGGTGCCGCCTCCACCGCTGTCCTGCAGCACAAGCACGTCGGTATTCCGGCGTTCAAGCTGGAGCAGATCAGGTACGGCCTGCATGCAGAGCTCAGACGCCGCATCCACGTAGGCGTCGACCTCATTAAGCTCAACCGGTCTGCCGCGGTCGAACAGGCTCTGCAGCGCTTCACCGGCTGGGCGAGCTCTGTTCCCGCCGGCGGTACAGAGATTGCGAGCCGCAAAGAGACCGCCGATAAAGTGCGCCGCTCCATTTCTGGACTGCCATTTGTCGAACGTCGGGTTGTGATCGATCAGGGCCACAAGCTGGTGGCTGCGGTGAACGACATCGTGGCTCGTGATGGTGGGGCGATTGCCATGAAGTGGCATCACATTCACCCGGGCCCGCACTACGACTCGCGTCCTGAACACTTGGCGCGCGATGGCAAGGTGTTCCTGATACGCGACTCCTGGGCGCATAAGGACGGTTTGGTGAAGCTCGCCGGCGGAAAGTATTTGGACCAAATCGACCAGCCGGGGGAAGCCATTTTCTGCAGTTGCAGCGGGATCTACCTGTACGTCCCGAGTGCATTGCCCCCTGAAATGTGGACTGCTAAGGGGCGCTCCATGATCCTCAAAGTCGCCCATGGCGAGCGGATGCTCGCGAAATTCGGAGCCGCATAGCATGAATTCGCCCAAGCCTGTCATCAAGGCGCGCCCACGCGATGAGGTGCCATCGGGTGAGGGCATGAGCCATGAGGACTTCATGGCCGTATCCGGGCTCGCGCCTATCCCACCGTTGGGACGACATGGCACCGTGGCAGTGGTGGCGCCGATTGAATATGAGCAGGCCTGCCGAGCGATTGTCGCCTGCACACTCCTGGAGGACGCCCGCCACTGGGCGAACAAGGCCGACGCGCTCGCGGCATGGGCCAAGATGTATGGAGATGATCGGGTTTCGCTTGAGGCGCGGCGGCTGAAGCTGCATGCCTATAGACGCATGGCGTCTCTGGCTGAGGAGTTGCTACCGGAATGGGCTGCTGAGCACCAGATAGGCGCTGAGCGAAGAATCTCCTCGCTGGTTGTGCTGAAGGATCAGGGCCTGACTCAGGGCATCGCGCAGACGGTGCGCAAGGTCGGGTTGCTGACAGACCAGAAATTCGACAAGGCAGTGAATGCGAAAAAGCCGCCCACTCCTGGAGAACTGGTCAACATCGAGAATGCGCCGGTGCCAGGCTGGGCCCGCGTGAATCGCGCGATGTCCGTGCTGAACACGATCTGCGCGAACAATCCGCCGGTGTCGCTTGCGAAGAAGCTGCCGCCGGCATCGCGCGCCCGCGCGAAGCTGAACATCATTCGGTTGTCCGAATGGCTGCGCCGTTTCGAGGAGGCGCTGTGAAAAACATTCTGCGACCCATCAAGGGGGAATCGGCATGAACATCGGACTTCTGAGCCTTGCCGCAGCGATGATCTGGGTATCCGGCTACGTGCTGGGCGCCAACAGCGGCCATAAGGCAGGTCACAAGAAGGGCATGATCGACGGCAATCTGGAGGGGCGCAAACAACTCGCCCATGAGCGTGCAGTGCAGGATCAGGCACGCGCAGAATCCGAGCGACGCTCCCGCGAGGAATCCCAGCGCACTGCAGCTGCCACTGTGAGGGATGTCGAGACACCTACAGCGGCCGAAGTGCCCGAAGTTCTGGCTCAGAACAGCCGCGCCATTCAGAGTCTTGGCGCCAAGCGTCCGAAGTCGCGGCACCGATAAGTCATGTCTAACGTCCACGCCGCTGGGGTGCTATTGACCCACGGCGATCGCGCGCTGTTCCTCAAGCGCAGCGACAAAGCCCGCGATCATGCGGGAGAATGGTGTTGCCCTGGCGGATCCATCGAAGGTATCGAGACGCCAGAGCAAGCCGCGCGACGTGAGACGCAGGAGGAAACCGGTCTCACCGGGCTTTTGACCGGTGATCTGACCCAGATCGATGAATGGGAAGGCTTCGTCACCTTTCGCCAGGGGGTCGATGCAGAGGCCGAGCCGTTGCTCAACGATGAGCACACAGAATTCGTCTGGGCGCCCATGACGGATCCGCCGCAGCCGCTGCACTCTGGCGTGAGAGCTACCTTAGACAAGATCCTCCACGGGGCGCGCGATGCGGAGTTCAAAGAGGGAGATCACCCTCGAAATGCGGCGGGCGAGTTCGCCCCCGTGGCGACATTGACGGGGCACGAACTGGGAGAGCACTCCACAGTCGCATCGTTGCGCGATGCAGTCCTGAAGCACGCAGAAGCGCATCTTATTGGCAGATCCTTCACCAACCAGCACAGCGGCGCGGAAATTCATGTGCGGCGCAGCGGCATCAAGAAATCGATTGCCGGCAAGCATTCTGACTCGCTCAAGGTCATGCCAGCGCTTCCAGACCTCCTACAGAGGGCGGATTACCTAGGGTCTAATCCGGACTCTGAAGGACGACGCAACATCAAGGCCGTGCACGGCTACCAAGGAGGAGTTTCCCTTGCTGGTAGCAACCGGACGGTGAGGATTGTGGTCCGCGAGACGCCCGAGGGGCACTTGCATTATGACCACTATCTGGAAATAGAGCGGCCCTCGGTGCCCAAGGAGGGATCCCATGACGGGATCCAGTCGCATCGGGTTTCCGGAGGGCCGTTTTCCATCTTACTGGATGGCGAGGATGAGTCAAGCATGGCCGCAGATCGCCGGGAATGGGACGAAAACGGCTGGTTCGAGGTCCTGGACAATCCTCTGTCCAAGGTTGGCGTCTATCCATATTCCGAGGCCTCCGTCAAAAAAGGCGGTGATCGCAACAGGATGGTCGGCGTCTACCGACCTGTGGAGGAGCTTGGCTCACAGGAATGTGTCAACAGTTTCAAGTTGATGCCCTGGACGGATGACCATCCGTCGGACCTCTTTGGCGCCACGGCGCAAGGATTCGCTTCAACCGAAGAGAAGGGCGTTCGCGGCGTCATCGGCGAGAAGGTCTACTTCAAGGACGATACGCTCTACGGAAATCTGAAGATCTTCAGCGAGCAGCTCGCACGCAAGATCGCCGCGGGCAAGCGCGAACTGTCGTGCGGATATCACTGCCAATTCATACCAGAGGACGGCGTCTTCAATGGCGTCCCTTACTCTTACGTGCAGCGGAATATGCGCGGCAACCATGTGTCATCGGTCGACTCTGGCCGCATGGGCTCCGAGGTGCGTGTTTTGGACGCTGCCGAGACCTTCACATTTGCACTTGATCTGAAGGATGCCCCCGTGGCACGCGAAGACGAAATCAAGAACTGTCTTGATGCCGAAACAGAGAAGTTCATCGGCGACTCCTTCAACTCGCTCGTCGGGGAGCTTGAGAAGAAGGGCTACTCGAAGGAATACGCCACAAAGGTGGCCGGAAAAGTTGCCGCCGAAAAGGGCATGACTGGTCACCATTCACACGACGGAGTTACCGATATGGCGAGCAAGACTGACGAAGAGATCAAGAAGGAAGCGGCTGACCGTAAGGCAGCGCGCGATTCCAAGCGCAGCGCCCGCGATGCGGCGCGCAGTGCGAAGGACAGCATGTCATCCGAAGAGGAAGAGGGCATGGATGCGGCCGAATGCGCCGAGGATGCCGAAGAGGAAAAGGATGACGCGAAGGATGAGAGCCAGGGGGCACGGGATCGTGCTCTGGATCGTGCTCGTCGTGCCGGTGCTCGCGATCAGCGCAAGAGTGCACGCGATAAGAAGGCGGCGTTGGACGCCAAGGCCGCGCAGGACGCTGCGAACAAGGCCAAGGGCATGGATGCGGCTGCTGTGACTGCTCTGGTGGACAAGGCGATCGCTGGCGTCAAGGTGCCGAGCGCCGAGGAGATCATCGCGCAGGTACGTCCGGCCATCCGCAAGGAAGAGGCCGCCAAGGCTTCGCTCTACGGCCGCGTCTCCCCGCTCATCGGTGCGTTCGACCATGCCGAGATGACGCATGTCGAAATGGCGACCTACAGCCTGGATAAACTCGGCGCTCCGAAGGGTGCGGCGGACCCGGTGGGTGCGCTGGACTTCTACCTCGCCGGTCGCGGACAGGCGGTTGCCCCGCAGCAGCGCGATGCCGCTCTGGACGGCGCGCCGCCCGAGGGCTCGGCCCTACATCGGTACCTGAACGCCTAAACGGCGCTCCCACACCCTATTTCAAGCCGCTTCACTGCGGAGGAAACACTCATGACTTCTGCTTTCCAATCCACCGTCAATGTCGACCTGAACCTCGGGGTTCCGGGCGACCTGGTTCTTGATGAGCCGAGCCGCATCACGCCAGTCACCCTGGCCACGGCGGGCGCGCTCGGCCAGTTCTTCACCATCGCCAACAACACGGGTCTGGCGAGCCTCGGCGGGACCATCACCAACGGCAGCGTCGTGATCGGTGGCATCGCCATCAATTCGAAGATCGAGCCCTTGTTCGGGTCGTCTGTATCCAGCCCGTTGAACGCGAACCTGAACCTCAATGCCAACGATCAGGTGGCGATGTTGACATTCGGCGCTTGCATCATCAGCAACCCGAACGCGTGGGAAATCGGGGATCTGCTCCAGTACAACACCACGACCGGTGTCATCTCCTCGTACGCCCCTGGTGGTTCGCCGAGCGGTGGCAACGCGGCAATCCCGAACGGCGTCATGGCCCGCTTCGGCGGAGCGGCAGGAAGCCTCGGCATCGCCCGGCTGACCAATTAAGCGCAA